GGTATAGATAGTCCTTTTACTAAGACAAGGGCTGTTTTAGATATGATGAAGGGTTGGGAAATAATGAAAGCTGTTACTGAAGGTACGGAATATTTAAGAGAAAACAGTGAAGCGTTTTTGCCATTAGAACCAAGAGAAGATTTCACTGCTTATATGGCAAGAGTAAACAGAGCAGTATTTAGTCCTTTTACACAAAGATTGATAAGAGCAGCAACAGGTTTAGTTCTTCGTAAACCAATAGCATTAACTGGTGATCCATATTGGACTGAAATGTTTAAGATGGATGTTGATGGTTGCAAATCAGACTTAGATGAATATGCAAGAAGAATATTGATGTGTTCATTAACTTATGGTCAAAGTCATATTCTTGTTGATTACCCTG